CTAACGGACAAAGTGGGCAGAGCGATGGATCTAAGCGATGAAATCCAAAGAGATAAGGAAGATGAAGAGATTGAAAAAGACAAAGAAGCGTTTTTGAAAAAGCACCCGGAAATTGACTTGAACGAGCTTTTAGAATTTTATAACGAAGAGATCCCCAACCGCATTAAAAAGCAGATTGACAAGTTAGAAGGCGTGGCGTTTTTTGAAGCGGTTTTAGATTATTTCAACGCGCTCAATTCTAAGCCTGAAGAAGGACAGAAAGAAGAAGAAAAAAACAACCTTCCTAAAGAAGCGTCAGGTAACGGCGTTAGCGGAGTAGGATACGCTAACAATGAAAACATCATGACAAGATACTAAGGAGCGATCATGTTAGAAAAACTCAATAACATCAATTTCAACAACCTTTCCAATAACCCTAATTTAGGGATAGAAGTAGGTAGAGAGATCCAAAATGCAAGCTGGGTGAAAAGCCCGTTTTTTAGCATCACAGGCACCGGTGCGGATCGTGGGGTAAGGCTTTTTAGCGTGGCTAATCAACAACCATTCCGTCCAAGAATCAAAGCGCAATTAACCGGTAGCGGTGTGAGCGGTAACACGGATTTTGAAGCGAATTATGATAATTTAGAGATCTTAAGCCAAACGATCTATCCGGACGCGTTTGGCAATTCCTTACGTTCTAAAATTAAAGCCTACAGCGAATTAGAGCGCATTGATTTCATTAAGGAGAGCGTGGATAGCTTGACCACATGGATGAATGAAGAGCGGGATAAAAGGATCGTGGCGAGCTTGACTAACGATTTCACGAACTACATTTTCAACGAAAAGATGAACGTAGCGACCATTAGAAAAGCGATTTTTCACGCTAGAAACGGCTTAAAAGAAAACAACGCTAAAGCCTTCCCCATTAAACCCGTTAGAGCGAGCGCGCAAAGCGTGGGGAATGTGATCGTGCAAAACACGAGCTACATTATCTTTTTAGATAGCTACCAAGCCAACCAACTTAAAGCGGATAGCGAATTTAAGGAATTGCGCAAGCTTTATGCTTTTGCAGGTGAAGACAAAGGCATGCTCTATAGCGGGCTTTTGGGCGTGATTGACAATTGCCCGGTGATTGATGCGGGCGTGTGGAATAAGTTGAACGTGGGCATGCCCAATTCTACCGTGAGCGATAGCGATTTTTCACGCTACGTGAATAAAGCGAACGTTAGCCATATTGTAACGCCTAGACAACTCAAAGAAACGCTAAAATCCGCTAAAAAACAAGGTGAAAACAAAGAGATCTCGATCGGTTGCTTGATCGGCGCTAGCGCGGTGTTATTAGCGGGATCTAAAGAAACGAGGTTCTACATTGATGAGACCGTGGACGCAGGCAGGAAGTCTTTAGTCGGCGTGGATTGTCTTTTGGGCGTGTCTAAAGCCAAGTATCAAAGCACGGACGGAATCACAACGCCTTATGATAATCAAGATTTTGCCGTGATCGGTTTAGTGTCTAACATGGAATAAGAAAGGAAAAAGAACATGAAACAAAAAGTTCACAGCGTGAGCTATCTAGCTAAAGCGGAATTTGAATACAAAAACGGCGTTTATGATTTAGTGGCTCTGCCTTGTGGCGCTGAAGTCGTTAAGGTGAGTTTGGAAGTGGTAGGTAGTCCTACAGCTGGAACGGTGAGCGTGGGGTTTAAAGATGAAACCCAAAAAAACTATTTTTTGACTTTAGAAAACAATAATAAGAACGCCACGAGCGCGAAAGATTACACGGCTACGAGCAATAAAGTAGTCGTGGCAGAAGTCAAAAACGCTAACGGGAACGACATTAAAGGCGTCTTAAGAGTGTTATACTTTTTGCCAAGCGTGATTGAAGTAGAGTATTAAATAATTTAAGCATTTTTGAAATGTTTAAAAATGTTTTGAAATGTTTGAAACTTTAAGAAATGTTAAGAACAATTGAAAACTTTAAGAAAGGTTAAAAATGTTTTTTAAGAACCCTTTAAACGATCCGAACTATTTCAAACCTGAAAACGCTAAAAACACGCCAGAATTGACACGAGAAAGCATGCCGAAAAACTTCGGCTTGTTGAATTATTCTAAAACGAGTTATAGCGATTTTGTGAATCATTATAAGCCAGCAGAAACGCCTAAAGCCTCTAAATTTTCTAACTTCATGGAGAACGTGGGAGGTTATGGGGGGTTAGGGATGCTAGGAGGAGCGATCGGCGGGTTAGGGAGCTTGATCGTGGGAGCGATCAACTTTAGCGAGCAGAACAAGAACGCTAAAGAAAGCGCTAGAATGGCAAAAGAACAGTTTGAATTGGAAAAACAACGCTATAACGCCAGAGAGCAAGAACGCATTAACAACAGGGAAGCGATTGATAAGATCGCTAAAAATAACGCTGATATCATGACAAGGTTTTGAACTAAACCTAACCCTTAAAACCACGCCTTGATTGTGATTAAATAAGCAAAAAGAACAAGGCAACTCAATGGACTTCACCACCTTAGAGAACGATTTTTCTAACGACTATCAAAAGGCTTTGATCGCTAACGCTGAATTTTTAGAAGCCAAGAAATACTACAACGGCAACCAACTCCCGCAAGATGTCTTAAATATTATTTTAGATCGTGGGCAAACGCCGATCGTAGAAAACATGTTTAAAGTGATCGTGAATAAGATTTTAGGTTATAAGATAGAAAGCATAAGCGAGATACGACTAAGCCCTAAACAAGAAGAAGACAGAGCCTTAAGCGATTTACTGAATAGCCTTTTAGAGGTCTTCATCCAACAAGAAAACTACGATAAGGCGATGATAGAACGGGACAAGAACCTTTTGATCGGCGGTTTAGGGGTGATCCAATTGTGGGTAAATGAAGATAAGGAAAAAAATGTAGAAATTGATGTGAAAGCCTTAAAACCTGAAAGCTTTGTGATTGATCATTTTTCTACGGATAAGAACGCGCTAGATGCGAGGCGTTTTCATAAGATGCTAGAAATCACGGAGCAAGAAGCTTTATTATTGTTTGGCGATAGCGTGATGGTGAATTACTCCAGCGTGAATCACGAAAGAATAGCGAGCGTGATTGAAAGCTGGTATAAAGAATATAACCAAAATTCGCAAAGCTATGAGTGGAATCGGTATTTATGGAATAGAAACGCTGGGATTTATAAAAGCGAGCTAAAACCTTTTAAGAACGGCGCATGCCCTTTTATCGTTTCCAAGCTATACACGGACGAGCTAAATAATTACTATGGCTTGTTTAGAGACATTAAGCCCATGCAAGATTTCATTAACTATGCTGAAAATCGCATGGGCAATATGATGGGAAGCTTTAAAGCGATGTTTGAAGAGGACGCCGTGGTGGATGTAGCGGAATTTGTAGAAACCATGAGCTTAGACAACGCGATCGCTAAAGTGCGACCAAACGCTTTAAAGGACCATAAGATCCAATTCATGAACAATCAAGCGGATTTGAGCGCTTTAAGCCAAAAAGCCGAACAAAAACGCCAACTATTAAGGCTATTAGCGGGGCTAAATGATGAAAGCTTAGGCATGGCAGTGAACAGACAGAGTGGGGTAGCGATCGCGCAAAGGAAAGAAAGCGGTTTGATGGGCTTACAAACCTTTTTAAAAGCGACCGATGAAATGGATCGCTTGGTTTTTAAGCTAGCGGTTAGCTTCATTTGTGAGTATTTCACCAAAGAACAGGTTTTTAAAATTGTGGATAGGAAAGTAGGGGATAGATACTTTAAAATCAATTCTAGCGAGGATAACAAAATAAGACCGCTTAAATTTGATTTGATCTTGAAATCCCAACTAAAGACGGAAAGTCGAGACGAAAAATGGTATAACTGGAACGAATTATTAAAGATTTTAGCGCCTATAAGACCGGATCTAGTGCCTAATTTAGTGCCACTGATGTTAAACGACATGGATAGCCCGATCACTAACGACGTTTTAGAAGCGATACAAAACGCTAACGCCTTACAAGAGCAAAACGCTCAAGCGAACGCGCCTTATAACGAGCAGATCCAAGCCTTGCAGATCCAAAAATTAGAGGCTGAGATTTTGGAATTAAGAGCCAAAGCGCACAAATACACCGAACAAGGAGCGTTATCCCAAACCACGAACGAAAGCGAGAAAATTAACCAAGCGGTAGCGATTAGCGAAATGCAACAAGAAAACGCTAAAAATGCTAATAACGATAATAACGCTAAAACGCCCGCCAACAAGCCAAACGAGAAGCTAAAAACGAGCGATAAAACGACATGGCGAAAATACCCGAGCGCGCAGAATTTAGACTATTGAAAGGCTAGAAAATGCTAAATAGGATTTTAGAAACGTTAGGGATAAGCGTTTTAGTTTTAGCGTTAGGGTTGAGCTTTATTTTAGCGGTTTGTTTTTCTTTAGGAGCGTTAGCGAATGGATAAGCAAAGAGCCTTAAAAGAGTTAGCGTTAAGGGAATTAGCGAGGCGTGATTTTCATTCATTCTTGCGCTTGAAGTGGGAACGATACGAAAATAAGCCGTTTTTGGATAACTGGCATATAAAGTATTTGTGCAAAATTTTAGAATGCACGCAACCTAACACATGCCAAAACGATGAACTAATAAGGCGTTTGATTTTGAACATGCCTCCAAGCTATGGCAAAACCGAAATTATCGCAAGATGCTTCATAGCGTGGAGTTTAGGCAAAGATCGAACGAAGAAAATTTTTTATGTTTCTTATAGCGATGAGTTATGCAGAAAGATTGCCAACCAAGTAAGGGACTTGATGGATAGCTTTTTTTTTAAAAGCATTTTTTTTGATGAGCCTTTAGAATTTTTGCAAAACAACTCAAGGGAGTTCATTTTACGAGAGGGCGGAGGCTTGTTTGTCACCACTCTAAAAAGCGCGCTCACCGGGTTTCATGCTAACCAGATACTGATCGATGATCCCATCAAAGTGAGCGACATGAATTCTAAAAAAGAAGTGAATAACGTGAATATGAATTTCAAAGAAAGCGTTATTTCACGCTTGCAAAACACGCAATCTAATATAACGATCTTAATGCAGCGCTTAGGGAGTAATGATCTATGCGGGTTTTTACAAAGCGAGCGCGAATTTGATATTAAAACGATCAAAAAATGGAAAATCATACAGCTTAAAGCCTTGAACGATAACGAAGAACATTACCAAATAAAGGATTTTGAACACATTAGAGAGAAAGACACGCCGTTATTTGAAAAAAAGCACAATAAGGAACAATTAGAAGCCTTAAGGCTACAAATGGGCAACGATGAATTTAGCGCTCAATACCAACAAGATCCGATCGTTAGCAGTGGCGGGTATTTTGATCCGCAGTATCTAAAAAAGGTTTTCACGCACGAATTGAGCGAGATGAATACTTATATTTTTGTGGATAACGCCTTAAGCTTGAGCCAAAACGCCGATAACAGAGCGATAGTTGTCGTGGGCGTGGAAAATTATAATGAAAGCGTTAGGTATATCGTTTTAGATTGTTCTTTTGGGATTTGGAGCGAAGAAGATACGATTAAACACATTCTAGCGCACAAGGAAAAATACAAGGACGCTAAAACCTACATTGAGAGCGATGGCGGAGGTTTGGTATTGTATCGTTTGCTTTTAGTCGCTTTAGCCAGACACAACCAACAAGCCAAAGAAAACAACAAAGAATTATTAAACGATGAAATCATTTGCTACACGCCAAGCCGAAAGATTTCCAAAGTGGATAAGATCAAAGCGATAAGGCCTTTTTATAATACAGGATTTTTAGCGTTTAGTCATTCGGCTAATAACACCGAACAGATAGAAAAAGAGCTTTTTAGCTTCAATCCGGACAAGCCTTTTAAAAAAGACGATTGCATAGACGCTTTAGCGAGCGCGATAACGCATGAGAGCGTGAAAGCGCCTTTAAAGCGAGAAATCAAAGAAACCTATAACGCCAGACGATACGCTAAACCGACATGGAGGATTTGAGCGAAACCTAACCCTTAAAAAACGCGCTTGAATGTGATTAAATAAGGAAAAATGAAAGGTTAAGAAATGAAAAATATAAATCATATTAAACATTTTAAAAATGTTAAGAACATTATCAACATTAAAAAAAGGCGTTTAGCGTTTAAAAAAAGAAACAATGAAAGGCTTTTAAAAGATAGAGGTTATAGGGATTTCATAGCGAAAGTCAAAAGCAAGAAACAAAGCGATGATGATTTTTTAGAACAAATGGAACTTTTATACCTGAATTCTTTAGCGTGAAAGGATAACGCATGCAAGAAAAAATCATTAAAGTTATTCCTGGATTGCTGTTTTTGTTTTGTGTTTTGAGTATTTTAGAATTGTTTTTGATCATTGATGACATGAACAAAACCGAAAAGCTTGAAAGCGAAGTAAAAAAGAATTTAGAAGTGATAGAAACGATCGCCGAACTATTGAACAAGCATTTAGAAGGCATGCAGTTAGAAAATCCTAAAATCAAAATATTCAAAAATAAGATTAGATAATGCAGCATTCTTTAGTTTTAGGGTTTGAAATTTCTAAACTCATGCCGTATATTCTGATAGGATTGATCGGCTTGTTGGTGGGCGTTTTGTATGTGTTTAGAAGCATAAAAAACGAGGATTTCAAAAACAGGACGGAGAAAGTGATTTATTTCATTCAAGGCGTGGGATCGAGCATGCTAATCACATGGATTAGCTACGAAATCACGGATTATTTTTTTCAACTCCCTCAAAGTTTGTGCGTAGCGATTAGCGGGGGCGTGGGGTATTTAGGAGCAGAGAGCGTGAGCGCTTTAGCGTTAGATAGTATCAAAAAAAGGATCTAAAAAATGGATTTAGTCAATTTAGAAAACGCCTTGAATAACGGCAATTTTAAAGAGCAAGTGACTAGCAGTTTAGAGGGCATTTATCACATTTCTAAAGTTTTGAACCAGTTAGAGATTTTAGATAACTTCAACGAACAAGATATGAAAATCGTAGAAACGATCCAAACCATTAAAAGCAAGTTAGCGGGCTATGAAAACAGCGAACAGGAACTAAAGGCTAAAATTGACGCTTTGGTGAGCGCCATAGAAGCTAAAAAGCAAGAATTAGAACAACGGCTTAATTTAGAATTACAGAGCGCTAGAGTTAGCGAAAGTCAAAAGCTAAACGAAGCAGGAAACGAACTAAAAACAAACCTTATAAGCGCGCTCACTCACGCTAAAAATGATCTAGCGTCGGAATTAGAAAAGTTAAAAACTACCACAGAAACGCTACTAACCACGCCACGAATGCAAGGCGTTAATATGAAATTTGTAGGGATGTATGTTTATGGGAAGCAAAGTTTTTTCAAAAACGAAAGCGATGAGTTTAGGGAATTGTTTGAATTTGCTAGTATCACGCTAAAAAGCAATAAAAGCTATATCGTGCAATTTAGCATGCCTTATGAATTATCCACGAATGGGGTTTATAGCGATAGTATGGGTGAAATGGTGTTATGCTTGAAAGCTAATTCTAAAGTGTATCCGATCATCAATAGCTTCTATCAAAATAAAACTATTGCCTTGTTCAGTCAAAAAAGCGTAGACACTTATTTAGTGAATAGTCTATTAAAAACGCCAAGCGAAGAAGCCGACTATAAAATAGCGTTATTCGCTAGGAAATATAAAGATTTATGGGTGAACGTGAATTACACTTCTAGAACGGAAGGTTTTGAACCGAGCTTTTTAAATAACGCCAAATTCGCTAACCAAACCACGCAAAGCATTCCCACAGTTTATAATAACGACTTGGTGTTCTTCAAGCACTCTCAAGCGTTAGTTTATGAAATTTTAGAATGAAGCTTTTATTTTTAGCGTTTTGTGTTAGCGCAATCTTTAGCGCATGCGCTAAAAAGGCAATCTATCACGAGGTGAAAGTGCCTATAAAATGCGACATTGAAATACCCACACGACCGAGCGAACATTTAGAAACTTTAGAATACTTACGATCGTTATTGATTTATACTGAAACGCTAGAAAACGATCTAAAGTTTTGCACCAAACATAACCCTTAAAACCACACCTTGATTTGGCTTAAATACCAAGAAACAAAGGAAGTTAATGTATTTAGTTCTATTAGAAAGAAAACACGATTTAAAGCCTCTAGTAAGGAAAGACAAGAAAGAAAGCGGCATGTTAGGGAGCTTTAGGGTGTTTGAAAGCACGCACGATCAAGGCTTAAGCGATAAAGCGATAGTCAAACACTATGAAAAGAAAGACGCGCTATTGAGTTGCTTTTCATTAGAAAACAGCGGAGAGCCGACGGACACGCCGAATTTAGATAAACCGATCGTAGCGAGGGATTACGAGTTAGCATGGAGCGATACGAGTTGCACGGTGCCTAAAGAATACCAAAATAAAAAATGCGATAACAAACGCCATGAAGTGTTGCAACTCATAGATCCCAATAATAAGGATTTCAAAAACCGAAAAATCTTAATCCATGTGGGCAACAGCGCGCATGATACTTTAGGGTGCGTTTTGTTAGGGATGCAACACGATGAAGAGATGATTTACAAAAGCAGTGAAGCGGTAAAAAAGTTTTTTGATTTAGTCAAAGACAAGGGCGTTAAGAATTTTTTGTTTAAAGTGATCGATAAGGTTTAAAAAAATGGATACAACCCGATTCATAAGGAATTTTGTTTTATTTAAAGAAGCGTTACAAAAGCAAAATTTCAACAACAAAGAACTTAACACCACGAGCATGCAAGCGGCTTTACAAAGCGAGCAGTTAGCTTTAAACGAGCAAGCGCAAGATTTGCAAAGCGAGCAGTTAAGGGCTAAAATGCAAATAGACTTTTTAGGGATGCAAGCGAACTTACAGAGCGCCAAAGCGGACACCTTAAACAAGCTTATCCAATGCCAAGCGATGCTAAAAAGCCTAAAAGATAACGCCATGATCAACCGCGCTAACGCTTTAGTGAGCTTGTTGCAAGTGCAAGCGAATGCGGCTAATGGGATCACGCCGGCAAATTTTGAAGCAGCGTTTAAAATCATTAGCCAGATCGGCAGTGAATACAATCAAATCACCTTAAACAATGGGAGCGTGAGCGTGCAAGAAAAAGAACAAACAAACGAACTTAAAACGCTATTAAATGAGCTAGGCAAGGAATTAGAGAAGTTGAACGAACAGAGCGAGGTTAATTCCATACAGGTTTTTAGCGACAAATTAGAAGTGTTGAAAGACGCGCCGATAAGATTATGGGGCTTTAGCACTTTAGCGAACGCTAACGAGGGCTTTTATAATGAAAATAACGAACTATTAGCGAGCGGTAGCGTGTTTTTATTTAGGAGCGATAAGGTAGGAAAACACACGATCACTTTTAAGGCGAGCGACAATAAAATTAGTTTAGCTAAAAACATCACTATCAGCGTGATAGCGAACCAACTCAAAGAAAGGACGAGCTAATGGCATATTTTGAAAGCATCACAGCAGGCAGAGGCGGATTAGATAGTTTTAATCAGGCGTTGAATAACCAACGATACGCTAATTTGTTGCTTAATGAAAGCATGGGCCATTTTGCGAACACGATAGCGAACGCAGGAAGCCTTTTTGATAACGCTAAAATAAGAGAGGAAGCGGTGAAGTATCAAAGAATGCGAGATTTAGCCAATGATAAGAAACAAGCAGAAGCCTTTGACTTGCAAAAAAGACAAGCCGAGCAAAGCATGGATCTTGCTAAAAGACAGCAGGTTATGAACGAAGAAATACACAAGCAAATCAAACGCCTAAACGATCACAAAATACAAGCGTTAGCGCAAGAAAACCGGTTTAACAAACAGCAACAAGACTGGCTAATGGAAGCCACCGCAGGCGCTAAAGCGAGCGTGAGCGTGGGTAATAATAACGCTATGAAAACGCCAACGCCAAGATCAAACGCATTAAGCGCGCAAGGCACACCAAAGCCTAAAACGATAACTAAGGAAGAGTTTAAGGCGGTTTACGCTAATCCTATGTTTAGATTTTAGATAATGCCTTATGGCTTGATTTTTAGGATGTTTAGGGGGATTATGCCTTATATCATCATCGTTATTTTGTTAGGCTTGAGCGCTAATTTAAAGACTAAGTTAGCGTTAGCAAACGAAAGACTAAGCCGTAACGAAGCGCACCTGATCAAACAAAACGAAGCTATCCAAAAACTGGAACTAGAAAGCCAACAATACAAGGCTAACAAGCTTTTAGAAATAACTAAAACTCAAGACAAGTACCATAAAATCGTTATCAAAGACCACACATGCGAGGCGAAGTTAGAAAGCCTTGAAGCGTTGATTAACGCTTTTAAAAAAAATAACCCTTAAAAGTTTTTTAGACTTTCTTTAGAATGCTTGCTAAAGATAGCAAGGAGTGTAAAAAATGAAGCTCTATAATAAGATACAAGAACTCATTAATGAAAGCGAAACGCTCAAACAAAAAAATAATGAAGTATTAGCGTTAGCGAGGAACGAATTAAGCGAACTCATCAAAGAAAAGGCTAATGAAAATTTAGAAAGCTTAAAAAACACCTTTAGAGGATATTTAAACGGCGAATTAGTGGAAATGCCCATAACAGTAAAAAACAAGGTTAAGGAATTAGTCAATCAAGAAGCCTTAACCGAAGAAATACACAACGAATTATTAAGCCAATTTGACAAACAAGCGATCACAAACACCCTAAAACAAGAACTAAAAAACGAAATTAAAACCACGCTTGAAGATATTTTACAAGATAGAGAGCTACAAAGCAGCCTACAACAGGCTAAAAACGAAATCATCACCGAAACCACGAGCGAAACGACAAACGCCTTAACCAGCAAGATTTTAGGGATTTTAGAAACTAAATTGAACGCTATCACCGAAAGCGTGATTAAGAATTTAGATTTTAGTTTTTTGAGCGCGCAACCGAAAGCGTTTTATAGCGTGATAAACGAGAACTTGAAAGAAATGTTTTTAAAAGAGCTTAAAAGCGAGGTTTTAAAGAATTTCATTAAAGAGAGCATTGATAACGCTTTAAATGAAGCCAAGCAACTCAAAGCGCTCAAATTAGCGGAATTAAAAGCGTTATGTTATCTTCAGGTTACTCTAGAAAGCCACAAGGTGGGATTATTGCAAAACGCTCTAATGCTCGAAGCCCAGAATTTGAATAGTGAAATGAAAATAGAAAACGAGATCGCTTATAATCTGAAGCGTAAGGAATTGATACAAGAGGGCAAGCTAGAAGATGAAGCGTTTAAAAAATACATTTTCAAAGTGATCTAAAAGAGAGGATAAGAGAATGACCAACGAAAAAACCGAAAGTGAAATTTTTGAAGAACAGCTAAAAAGCTTATACCAACCGCTCAAACAAGACCAACAAAAAGCGAACGAAAGCGGGAATGATCAAGGATTAGAAAAGTTAGAAACTAATCAAAATTTAGCTAATGAAAATGTAGCTAATCAAAGCGTGAAAGATTTAGAAGCTGAGCCGTCTTATCTCTCTACTGGGATCGCTTATTTGGATAACAAGATCAAAAATAGAAGCATCACGGCGTTTGACTACTACATGGCTAAAAAGTTTTTAGGAATGGATCTAAATGTCAATCTAAACGGAAACCTAAACTTAAAAACCGAAAATAAAACCAGGCTAGCGAGCATTAACAAAGCCACACAGGATATTTTTGATGACATTAAGGCTTTAGATTTAGGAAATGATCTCATTCAAAAAGCGCAAGAACACAGCGGGCTGATCAACCAGATGAAGCTATGGATCAACCACAAGACAAGAGGATTAAAAGGCGTTGATTACGAGTTAGCCAAAACCGATAACGCTAGGATTAGCTACGCTAACAGAGTGGCAAAAACGATGGCGCAAGGCGGGCAAGTAACGCAGAAATTAAGAGATGAAGCCAAGCAAATGACAGAGTGGGGCGCACGAAGCAAGGAAGAAAACACCGCAAGGATCACGCAAACACAAGAAATGCTATTGAACTCCTTGAAGAAAAACATGCAAATGTTAGAAAGCTTGGGCGGTAATGTTTCTCCTTTAATGTTAGCTAAAATCAAAGAATACCAAGACAAAGCCGATTATATTAACGAGACAGGCGGAAAAATCGATCTCAAAAAATACCAAAAATACCAAAACTAAGGAACGAAAGCCAATAATGGAAGAAGAAAAAAAAGAAAACGAAGCCCTTTCACAGATAGATTTAAAGCGAGCGGTTAGAGAAGCTTATGAAGACACTTTAGCCACTCAAGGCGAGATCGCCGCTAAATTCAACATCAGCCGACAAACGCTTAACAAGTGGGCTAATCAAGGCGAATGGACGAGTAGGAAAATTTTCAATGAAATCAGAGCGATGTATGAAACGCTAGGGATGAGCATAAGAGAACTAGCGAAAAAATACAAAATGAACGAGAATTATTTAAGATACATTAAAACACGCCAAGCCTGGATGAAAAGAAAGATCACCAAAGACTTAGAAGAAAAAGAAATAAAAGAAATTTTAGGCGATAAATTGACCGAAAAAAACATGGATTTGTTTTTAGACACGAAAAAAGAAGAAGTCAAAGAAGTGTTAAAACAAAGCTTAGATCACTTGAACTTAGATCCGATCGTTTTAGAAGCGATCACAGAAACCACGAGCGACGAACTCTTATTGAAAGCGATGAACACCGCTTATATCAAAAAACAGATCTTATTTTGCGCGGTGGTGGCCAGGGGCGAGCTTATAAAAATGATTAAGCGATCGAGCTTGACTAATAACGAAAAGGATAGCGCTAACATTATCGTAGCGGCTGAAAAAGTTTCTAAATTATTCATTGATGCGGGCGTTAGCTTGTTTGGCAAAGATCAGATCCAGGTTGTAGAAAGCCATCAAAACACTAATTTAGCGCAAATGAACATGAGCGATTTGTTAGCGTTAGCTAATAGTAGCGATAGCAGTATTAGCGATAGCGTGGGCGGTGTGGGTAGCATTAGCGAAGCCGATAGCGTGGAATAG